TCAAGACGCGCGGGCAGTTGCCATCAACGGCATGACGGATGGAGTTGCGATGGCAGCTGATGTATTGGGCGGCGGCATCGATGGTGCCAAAGCGCTCAATGATTTTAGCCTTGATCTTGCGCCATTTATTTGGCTTTCTGTGTCCGTTGTGCAGTTGCACAATAGGGTTATCGGGTAAGTTACCCAAACTGTAAAGTCTTTTTTATGCGAGAATGCAGCCGGGACGAACTGACCACGACAGAGGAGCGATCGTACTTCGTGCTGATCGATGAGAAGGAGAAGGGGCCGTACACGATGGATGATTTGCGGACGCTGCTGAAGAGTGGCGAGGTAACGGAGGACAGTTTTTATTGCAAGGCCGGAATGGAGCAGTGGTATCGACTGCGCGAATTGATGACGGCAGTCCGAGAGAGGAGGAGCGGAGGCCAGTCGACGGAGCAGCGAACACTGTTGCTGATCGGCACGGGGCTGGCGGTAGTTGGCGCGGCCATCGTAACGATCATAATTGGAGAAATGGGATGGTTCCTAGTGCTGCTGTTCGCAGCATTGATTTATTTTTTACCGTCGCGGATCGCGGCGAAACGAGAGCATCGCAATTTCGAGGCGCTGTTCTGGCTGAACGCGCTGGCGGGATGGACGTTTTTCGGATGGGTGGCGGCGTTGGTGTGGGCGCTGATGGTGGAAAAAAGGGAAGTGATTTGAAATTGGAGATTTGAGATTTCGGTAGTGGCCTGATTTGAAAATCATTCAATTCCTTAATGTTTTGGCACAAAGATTTCTTCATTTTATTGTTGCATAACCTAACAGATAGGATATTGTGTCTGTATTGAGCGAGGCCCAGTAAGCCGAGCCGCGAAAGAAAAGATGAGTGAGCATATGTTTGGTCTTGGTGACGGATGGATGCCGAAAAGCGCAGACAAGATTGCGCGAAAGCACGGAGCGACTCTGGTCAATTACACTGACCCACAATGCAAGTGCGGATACGGCTGCGCGACAGGTGAATGCAAGTCTTCCCGTCGCCACTGGTTTGCGGGTCCGAATCGTGGTGAGCCATTTGACGGCAATATGAGGCGTGCAGTGATGGCAGAAATCGACGAAGCCAAAATAACAGCCAAGCGATAAATGAACCGCCTCTCCACAGACGACCGCGTGCGGGTGTTGGCTTGCCTTGTCGAGGGCAACAGCATCCGGGCTACGTGCCGCATGACTGGCATCGGGCGGCAGGCTGCCCAGCGATTCGGCGAGGACTTGGGCGCGGCCTGCGAAAAGTTTGCCGCGCAAGTCATGGTCAATCTCCCATGCACTCGCATCCAGTGCGACGAGATTTGGGCGTTCTGCGGGGCGAAGGAAAAGAATGCGAGTGCAACCAAAAAGGCGCAAGGATGGGGCGACGTGTGGACGTGGGTTGCTATCGACCCGGACACGAAACTGATTCCAGCGTGGTTTACCGGCGACCGAACGACGATGAGCGCCTATAAATTTCTGCGCAACCTTTCGCCGCGACTGGCGAACCGCGTGCAAGTTTCGACCGATGGCCACCGCGCTTACGCGCTCGCGATGAAGGGCGCATTCCACGGCTCGCCCGTCGATTACGGAACCGTGGTGAAAATCTATGCCGAGCCTTGGGGTGAAGGAAAATACAGTCCCGGCGTTGTCACAGGCACGAAGCGCGAGATTGTTTTCGGCGCGCCGATCCGCGAAGAGATTTGCACCAGCCATGCCGAGCGCCAGAACCTCACGATGCGGATGCAGATGCGCCGCTTTACGCGGCTGACAAATGGATTCTCCAAAAAAATAGAGAACCATCGGCTCGCCGTGGCTCTCTACTTCGTCCATTACAATTTCTGCCGCATCCACGGCGCGTTGCGCATCACTCCTGCGATGGCGGCTGGTCTTTCCGATCACGTCTGGGAGCTTTCCGAGATGGTCGGCTTGCTCGCGTCTCAGGAGGTTGCTCTGTGCGCTTGATTGCATCAGCTACAACGGAGTGCGCCAGCGCGAATGAATCGCGGGGGCGTTTGGGTTTGTTCTTTGATCCTTTGGGGCGTCCGCCGAGTTTGGCGTTCTCCCTGGATGACCTGGCCTTGGCTTTGGATTTCACACTGCCTAGCAGCGCCCCAATGTTTACGTCGTGCTTGTGCCCGCACGATGGGCATGTAATTTCCATGCCCACATCTTACCGACCAGTTAGCTTTTTGCATTCTCATTTTCAAATCAGGCCACTACCGAGATTTCAAACGGGGACAAGCAAAGGGCGGGGAGTTGAGTTTCTTCTGACGGGCTTCGAATAATCCCTACGGTAGGGATACGGTGTTCACCTACTTGTGCGAGGCTCTCGCTCGCATGTTGGGCAACAAGCAAAGTCAGAGTTCAGAATGCAGCAGAGTTCAGAATTCTGATTTGCTAGGTTGCGCAAGCGCTTCGAGCGGCCCAACGAATCTGACTGCGGCGGCAGTTTCTCCCGCCTTTGCCCAATCGTGCAGGAGGGGTGGTTGTGTCCACTTCCGCCGACCAACTGTCGTCGCAGTCTTTTAACCACGAATGAATCGTATGATCAAAACGACTGAGAAGCAATTAGCATCCGCCTTCGAGCGCTGGCTGCGCGAGTATAAACGTAACCCGTCGAAGTTCGCCAAGGAGTTTGGCAAGGCCGCGTCGTACGGCAAAGCGTGCGCATCGCATTTGAAGCAACTGCTGGCAATGGCATGCATCGCGGTTGCAGTGGTCGTGCAGAGCGGCTGCGCGACACCTGGCAGTGTGGCCAATGCGCCTGGCGGCGCGACGAATGTCGTAAGCCAGCCGCGCGACACGGCGGGAAATATTTTGGAGGTCGCATGGTTCGCTGCGGCGATCAAGCACCTGAAGGATAATCCCGAGGATCGCGCAAAGCTGGAAGATGCGGCGGCACGCCTGGGAGGCATAGCGAGTGCGGACTTGTTCAGCGCGTTGATCGCGAATCTTGGACGCGTGGGCGATGACGACGCGCAACTGGCGCTGGCAACTGGGTTGTTGTTTTACGAGCTGGAACTGGGGCAGCTCCCGCCGCTTCAGCAACCGGCGTACGTGAGTCGCGTGTCGCAGCGAGTGCGCAGTGCAATCGAACGGGCGCTCATAGCGGTGCCACCTCCGCGAAAGCAGTCGTATCACTGGAGCTGGTTTCACCGGAACGTGTGATGATCAAGCTGCTCGCCATAACCGCGATCCTGTCCGTGCAAGGCTGCGCGTACGTGAGCTATGACGCCCCGAATAGTTTTCGGGCGTGGACGTTGTTCAAGGATTACGGGCTGCGCGGTGTGACGATCAGTAGCAACGGCCTGGTGATCGGATCGCTGAGCGGGCAGACCGATGACGCGGCCATTGAAAGCGCGGTGCGCGGAGCAACGGAAGGTGCCATGAAAGGGCTGGTGCCATGAAATCACTTGTTGTTGCCGTCCATGGAATCCTAACGCGGCAGACAGTGGCGAGTTGGCCGGATCGGCTCGACGCGTATCTCGGCGAGACGAAGGTGATCAAGAAGGAATACATCGCCGCGCCGTTGCCGGTGTGGAATGTGTTCATGAAGAATCATCTGCTCGCGCGCGGGCTCGCCGAGGAAGTGTCGCTGTTCCACAAGGCCGGTTTCCGAATTCATTTCGTCGCGCACTCCAACGGTTGCGACATCGTGCTGAAGGCAGTCAAGCGCCTGGCGAAGATGAATATCGCAACGTACGCCATGCTGCTGATCGGGAGCGTCACGGAGCCGGACGTGGAGAAAAGCGGGGTGGCGGAATTGTTGCGCCAGGGCTGGCTGCAAAAGGCGGTGGCCTACGCGAGCACGCGGGATCGCGCGCTGCGAATTCATTTGAAGTGGCCCTATCGGAATCTCGGTGTGAGTGGCTGGGTGCTTCCGCGCGGGCACCGATCAATCCCATTCCCTACGAGTTGCGTGACGCGGCACTTCGATGACTTTGGGCACGGGGAATATTTCAGCGCCGAGAATCGAAACAGCATTTTCGCCGCGATCAAAAAGGATTTGGAGGTGGCACCGTGACGAACCCTGTTCGACGGCACCTAAAGAAATTCTGGCCGCAAGGCAGGACCAGAGGAAGCGGGGCGCAAATGGCGGCGAGTGGCGGCGTCGAAGCGCGAGTGGTTGCCCCGGCCCGACAAGGTAGAGAGACCATCCGTGCGACCGCCACAAACTTCCGTTTGATGGATTCGTTTTTATGAACGCCCTGTTTGCGCAAATGCCCACACTGAATTTCACGGCCATCGGGATGGCGTGCGTGGCGGTGGCCGCGCTGGCGGTGCTGGCGAATCAGTTGTTCAAGTTCAAACGAAATGCGGTGGGCTTGCCCACGGCGAGCGAGTTGAAGCTGCAACTCGACGCGCTGTCCGCGCGGATCGGCAAAGAGGAATCGGAAACCCTTGAAGCTGAGAGGCGGCGCAAGGCGCTCTATGAACACATCGACAAACTACGGTCGGATGTGAAAGGGGACCTCAAAGGGATGATGGACCGAATGGACCCAGTCATCATGAACACAGCCGAGATGAAAGGTGCGATGCACGCGTTCACGCAGTCGTTCGACAATTTCACGAAGATCATCACGAGCATCGCCGAATCGAAAGGAAACTCATGAGTTCACCCGTGCGCGAGCTGTTCGTGCGAGACCAAGTGCTGGCCGTGTTGCGGCAGTGCAACGGGATGCTGCTGATGGAAGCGACGTTGATGGCGCAAATAAACCTGACGATTGCGCCGCCCGCCACGCCGAGCGAGATCGAGAGAGCGCTTGATCAGTTGAACCGAAAAGGGCGCGTAGATTTCGAGGTGGATCAGGACGATCACCGGATCAAGCGCTGGAAGATCGTGAGTAAATGAAGGTGACGATCACGATCATCGATAACGACGCTGACGCCGGGAAGGTGGAAGTGGCAATGGATTTCGTGCCCACACTTTACCAGCACACGACGCACACGCCCGCGTCGTCGCTTGCAATAGACTTCCTGGAATTGGTGGCGTCGAGACGAAAAAAGGCGGTTGCTGGCAACGATGAATGAAGAAACCAAAATCCAAACTCGAAACGAAGCTGAGCGAGGAACAGCAGGCGAAGCTCGCGGATTGGCTGCTCGACGGAATGCAGTACCACCAGGCTCAAGAAGTAGTCGCGAAGGAGTTTGGTGTAAGGGTATCACTCAGAGCATTCACGCCGTTTTGGGATTTGTATTGTGCGCCGTCGCTGGTGCAACGGCGGAACCGAGCGGTGAGCACCTCGGAGGAAATTGCGGCGGAAGCGGCAAAGCGACCGGGCCAGTTCGACAAAGCGACTATCGATGCGCTGAAGCAAAAGAGTTTCGAACTGGCAATCAAACCGAACGCAGACCCGAAAGAAGTAAAGGCGCTCTTCAGCCTGGTGTTGAAGGCGGGAGATCAGTCGCTGGAATGGGCCAAGTTTCGGCGCGAGACGTGCGAGTTGTTCGTCAAGTGGTTCGACGACCAAAGGGCCAAGAACATCATGGCGAGCAGCGAATCGAACGCGACCAAGATCGAGCAACTCGGCAAAGCGATGTTTCAGGAGTTGTGGGACGCCAAGGCATGAGCGCTACCGATCACCCGCCCGATGCAGCGCTGAAGATGCGGTCGGCGCAGAGCGAGTTCATTGCGGGGACGGCGCGCTACGGCATCACGGCATTTGTGGCGCGGCGGCAATTCGGGAAGACGACGACCTTCTCCGCGCTGGCGCTGCTCAAGATGATGAAGCACGCGGGGCACGATCTGATCTTCGGCAGCGTGAAGTTGAATCTCGGGCGCGAGATCGTGCGCAAGGAAGCGGCCGTAATCCAGCGGACGATCCAGGCGCTGACGCGCAACGTGAAGGATCGACTGCAAATTGCGGACGGGATCGCGAACAGCGTGCCGGACAAATTGACCGAGGATGATTTCGCGAATCTCTACGAAGCGCAGCGGCTGGAGTTCCGCCTTTATCATTCCAACTCGGTTTACTCGCGCACCAAGGTTGTGGCGCTGACACCGGATTGCGTTGGCGAGACGGGCGATTTGATGGCGGACGAAATCGGGCGGGTGAAGAACTGGCGCGACGTGTGGGAAGCCATCGAACCCATCGCGAGCAGCAATCCAAATTTCCGGGTGACGTTCTCGACGACGCCGCCGCCTGATGACACGCACTATTCTTTCGAGCAGTTGGCTCCACCAATCGGCACAGAGTTCAAGGTGAATCCGAAGGGTAACTGGTATCGCACCGAGCAAGGGATTCACGTTTTGCGCGTGGATGCGTTCGATGCGTTTGTGGATGGCGTGTTAGTTTACGATCTGGAAAGGCGCGAGGCGCTCGCGCCCGAGGAGCATCGTCGCCGGCATCACGACAAGGAAGCGTGGGACCGCAACTATGGTGTGCAATTTCTCGTCGGTGGATCGGCGGCATGCGGGCTGGTGTTTTTGAACAACGCGCAGGCGCGCGGTGCGACGCACGGCACCTACGAATGTTTGTTCGCGCAGATCGACAATGATGACGACCTCAACCGGGCGCTCGAATTTTTAGGGGCGAAGATCGGCGGCGGTCCCGTGGGTGTCGGTCACGACGTGGCGACAACCGAGAAGGGAGTGAGCAACCCGAGTTGCCTTTGCGTAATGGAGCAACACGGCGCGGAGTTTGTCGAGCGGCTCTCGTTGATCTGGAAGACCTGCGATCCCGACGTAGCGCGGCGGCGCATCCGAAAAGTCCTCGATGTGATCGCTGCGCGCAAGGAAGGCGGACGGGCGCGGCGCATGTGCATTGATGCGACGAACGAGCGTTATTATTGCACCGACCTGCGCAAGCAACTCAGCGGCGTGGTGCCAGTGGAGCTGGTGATCGCGAGCGAGACCACCGAACAGCCTGGCGGTGAGTCGATCACGATGAAAGCCCTGCTCGGCAATGAATACGTCGCGGTGCTTGAGGACAACAAACTTTCGCTGCCACCCCAGCGCTACGTGAAGGTCGATCATCGCCTGGTGAAGCGTGAGCGCGGGACATTCGTTTGCGAGGCCGGACCAAATGGCGAGCACGGCGACACGTTTGATGGCGGGAAGTTGGCGCTGCGAGCATTGAAGGGCGGCGGGACACATTATTTCGCGGCAGTAATATAATATGGCAGTCGCAAGACCCAACCCAATCCCGATGCAACCGCGATGCCCGTGGTGCGATCGAACGGTGACGAAGACGCCCACCGGCTGGGAATGTAAGGGGTGTTCCTGGAAGGGGAAAGCGCCGGTGCGATGGTCGCTGCCAGATTCGCCGGTAAATGGCGTACCGCGATTTGGAGGGGGTGGAGGGGGTGGAACCCGGCAATGGAGGCTCGGAAAGTTTTGCAGCGGGTTTCTGGCGGTTTGCAGCCCCCTTCCGTGGTGGGTTATTAGGCAAGTTTTGCCGTGGGGTGCAGACCTACCGTGCAATGGGGTGGAACCCGGACCGGCCATTGCCATGGAGGCACCGGCGTGATTGGGGGTTTTGGCAAGTTCGTCGCGGTGAGTCACGCGAGGGCGCTAGCTCTGCGATCCGCGCCCGTTCAGAAGGGATCGATTGCGCCGTTTGACCGGCTTGGCGTGGCGGATGCTCTCGGCGGCGAGAAATTGCGGCAGCCCTACAAGTGTTCGGTCTGGGTCCAGCGTGCCATCAAGAGAGTGGCTGGACCAATCACGGCGGTGAGTTTGCAGTTCACGAACGCGAAGCAGTTGATCAGCGATCCCGACCTGCAACGGTTTTGGAGAGCGCCTGCGGTTGGTCTTTCGTTCTCGGATTTTGTAGAGGCGAATGTGATCTGGCAGAAGCTGGCCGGTGAGACGTTCTGGCTTCTCGACGACACCTGGCTGACGGACTCCTACGGAGGGTCAAAGCTGCCATTTCCGGAAGTCGGAAGATCCAAATGGAATCCGTTCATCGTGGCGCGGCCCGACCGGATGCGGCACGTGGTGAAGAATGGCGTGCTCGCAGGATGGGAGTTCACGGACAAGAACCGCAAGCGGCACGTGCTGTTGCCGGAACAGGTGATCCACTGCAAGAGCTACAACCCATACGACGAGTGGCGCGGGCTGGCGGAAATGGAAGCGGCGGCAGTGGCAGCGGAGAGCGATTACCTGGCGGGCAACTACTCACTGAACGTGATGCGCAACAACGGGGATCGCGGACCTTACATCGTTGCGAAGGCAGGGATTCCCGATCAGGACCAGCAGAAGCAATTGATCGAACAGTTGCGCGAGAAGCGGGAGTTGAATCAGCGCGGGATTTTCAAACCGTTCTTTGTGTCGGGCGACATCTCGGTTGAAGACCCGAAGGCGCAGAGCGTTGACGCAGCCTTCCTGGCGGCGCGGCTTTCGGATCGGCACGAAGTGTTCATCGCGTTCGGAGTGCCGCCATCGATGGCGGACAAGACCGAGAGCTACTCAGTCGGCAGCGCGAGCGATTGGTACATGCTGATTATCGACACGTGCATGCCGCTGGGGGCGAAGATTTGCGGGTGCATAGATTTGGTGACGCGGCGAATGGCACCTAGCGGTGCGGCCAATGCTTCGCGGGAGATTACTGCTTCGTTCAACTGGATGGAGCATCCGGTGATGAAGGCGGTGCGCAAGGAGTCGCTCGAATCAGGCACGAAACTTTGGGCGACGGGCATGCCGTGGGAAGCGATCAATGAGTTTCTGGAGTTGAACATGCCGGAGTTCAAGGGATGGGAGAAAGGGTTTTTGCCGTTCAGTGTGGCGACGGTGGCAGAGATCGAAACGCAGAAGGAACCAAGTGTTGACCCGGCGCGAAATGAAAACGCCACTGATGATGGGATGAAGCCGCTCGGGGAAATTGGAGCGCAAGCGGATTTGGAATTTTTGCGGAAGGTGTGGCTTGGGTTCATGGCGGACGGAACGGTGAACGATGTGATGGCGAATCTGACTTCGATCCGCCAGCTCACGGAGATGGTCGGGCTGCCGGTGAATACCGAATACGATGAGCCTTACCTGCCGGTGCGGGATGATTTGGGCGGGATGGTCACCGGCGACGTGGTGCGCGATGATGAAGGGGACGTGGTGGGAGGCACGAGCACGTTAGCCGAGCCAGAGCCTGACAATAATGCTGGCGACGAGAATCGCGTCGAGGAACCACAGGATAAACCACCAGTCAGCGAACCCACGAAGCCAGATGAGAAAGGGCACCCGGCGAGTGAACCAGTCTACAGCGAGGCGGTAAAGAAATTGTTCGCGGCATTCCAGGAGCGAGTATTGGAACGGCGCAAGCAGGAAGGTGCAGCCGGTGAGCCTGCGGTGAAGTCGCCGCTCTCTCCTGGGGAAAAGAATCGGTGGCGTCAACTGATGGCGAAGCGACGGCCCATCGAGAAGGCCTACTGGCGGCGGTTTCATTCGGCGCTCTTTGCGGCGCGCGAGGAAGTGATCGTCAAGCTGAAGCGCAGCCAAATCCAAAAAGTTTTGAACGCATCAGGCGTGGTGGCGCGAGCGGCGGCGGCGGACTTCATGTTTTCGCTGGACCAGTTCACGAAAGGAATCCTGACGGGCTTTCGCAAGGAGGCGGCGCGGGCGTTGCAGTTGAGCGGCCAGCAACTGATGGAAGAGATCGGCAAGGATGATCCATGGTCGGTGCCGCCGAAAGAGGTAAAGGATTTCGTAGCGTCCAGGGAGAACCGACTGAGCGGCGTAGCGCAGAATGTTTTTGACGATGTTAAAGCCGAATTGCAAGCGGGGCTGGACGGCGGCGAGACGATGCAGGAATTGGCGGACCGGATTCGCGGAACGTTCAGCGAGATCGACGGTGAGCGGGCCATGCGGATCGCCATGACGGAAACCTCGGCGGCTTACGGAGTGGGCCGGCAGGAAGCGATGAAGAGCGCCGGGATCACGCAAAAGAAATGGCTGACATCGGGCAATGACAATGTGCGCCCGGCGCATGCGGCGGCGAATGGGCAGACGGTCGGCATCGATGAAGATTTCACAGTGGGCGGCGAGCAGCTCGCGCATCCAGGCGACCCGGATGGTTCGCCAGGGAACGTGATCAATTGCCATTGCGTGAGCATCGCCGTGGCCGTGGCAGACGAGGAGTGAGACGAAGCGAATATGAAGACCGAACGACGAACGATAACGCCTCAGGTGCGAGTGGTCGATGCGAAGGCGGGCATCGTGGAGTATGTGGCGAGCGACGAGACGCTGGACAGTTACCGCGAGGTGATTCGCGCCAGCGGCTGGCGGTTCACGCATTTCGAGAAGAACGCGCCGTTCGTGGACAGTCACGATTATTGGACCATTGAGAAATGCGTGGGGCGGGTGCTGGATTTTGAAGTGAAGGGCAAGCAGCTCGTGGAGACGGTGCAATGGGCCATCGACGTGGAAAGCAACACGCTGGCGCGCCAGGGATTCGAAATGACGGCCAATGGGTATTTGAAGGCGGTGAGCGTTGGGTTCTGGCCGATGCGGGCGGTGAGCAAATGGGACCAGGACAAAATACA